GTAAGGGATACACCAAGTAATCTTTCTTCCTCTGTATTTTTCTTCCATACAGAACGCAGATACTTGAAGTTAGTCAGTGTAGCTTGGAATGTGCCAAGGATAGTAGCAAGTCTGACCTTTTCTTTCAGTGTATCTACTGTGTCTGATTCACGGACTACACACTCTGACAAATTACAAAACTGGTATGGGCGTAAGACGATCTCACTGCAGGGGTTGCAACCGAAGTCATGGTCCGTATCTCGTCTGCCGTTCTTAGCAGCTTGTTTAATGGCTGACTGCCTATTAAAGATACCACGCTCACCTGACTTGCTATCATACAGCGCAAGCCATTCACGCATGAATGTACCCATCTCTGGCTTCACCTTGTATGCCACAGAATTATTAGCCAAGGCTCTCTGCCCCTCATTCTCCCACCATTGACCTGACTTAGCATGTGCCATCTGGTCATCATTTAGGTTAGACAAGCTAATCAGTGCCGACCTACGCACACCACCAACAACTACAACCTCACCAATCTTACACATGATGTCGTGACACTCGATAGGATATAGCCTACGACCTGCTGCACCTTTGAACTTCTGCACAACAAACTCAAACAACTCAACCAATGGCTGTGGTCCTGATGCCCTGCCACCAAATGTCTTGAGCCTCGCACCTGCAGGGCGTACCTCTGATACATCCCACTCTGGTATCTGTCCAGTATATAACATAGCAATAAGTTCTTTCAGTGACTTTGCCCATCCGGGTCTGCTGTCACCTACTTTTATCACTGTGTCTGTACGATGGAAGTCCTCGTTCACAATAGGTAGTTTCTCAATGTTGTGTCGTTCTACGCTAAAACCTACACCTGTTCCACACATGAGTATGTACATGGTTTCATCAAACGCACGTGGGCTGTCCACGGGTACGTAAGAACAGTTGTATCCACCAACATGGCATCTGTCCAGTGCGGGGCCACTGGTCATCAATGCTCTCATGCTGGGCATGACAGACAGGCTAAGTACAGCACTCTCTAACTCACTTCTTAGTGAATCAGATAGCTTATAGTCATGGTTATCATACAAATGCCTAGCCATATAATCAAAATATCTGTTGACAGTTTCACTCCATGTCTCCCTTCTTTGTTCATCTTCCTTCCACCGTGCATATCGGGAAAGAGCAATAAAGTTTTGGTAGTCTGTTGGTAATTGGTTGCTTATCATTTCTTTATATCACTCCATAATAGTTCTAATTGTTCTGATGTCCGTGCCATCAACATCATAAAAATATTCACGTACACCGTCTTCTATTTCTTCTCCTATTTGCCCATCAGCAGGTATAGGGTATTCCTCTTCATCTACATCTAAAGTAATGAACAGTTTAACTCTTGCCATCTGCCATTACCTCTTCTATTAACTTTTCTAGATACCATTTTGCTTTTTGTAAATCTTCTAGTGGCTTATCTTTGTAATCAAAACGCCAAAGGTATTTAAGTATATTACCTTGTAAGTAGTATTTAAAACCTTTATCAGTTGCAGCAGATATAGCGTGTATACACTCAATGCCTGTCTGGTTGTAGTGAGGTGGGTTGTTTACCATGTCTACATTACCGTATGCCTCTTTACCTGCTTGCTCTAGTGCGTCTGACTGTGCTGCCGCTTGTTTCATATACTCTTCATGTCTAGTCATTATGCGCTCCCTTTTGTTCTACTTTTAAAAGATAACTTAACTACATTACCTTCTACTTTTTCTATTTTATCATCTACTGTTTCTTTAAATGATATATATTCATCTTCATCATTATCAGGGGATGCTAAAAACTCTTCCAGTTTAGTATAATAATCTGGATTCTCTTCCATGTAAGCAATAGAACAAGCAACTAACTCTGTCAGATGCTGTAAATGTTTGAGACCATCTTTTTGTAATGGATTTTGTTTATCTCCTATTATATTAACTTCTAGCTGTCCTGTCCAGTCTTCTTCATCATCTACTATAGGTTTTATCTGAACATAGTATGATCTTGGGTCTAAAATATACATATTTATCTCCTTTTAATTTTACTACCACGAAACGCAATAAAACTTTCGTGTTTATTCTTGCCTTTTTCTTTTAGCCAATCTTCTGGTATAACACGATCATAGTATCTAAATCCATATTTTATACACCACTCACCATAATTTGACTTTGCTCCTTTTCTCAACTTAGATTTACTGTTTGTAAATACAAATCGTATATCTAATTTAGGATGTTGTTTTTTTATAGCCAGATGTTTACGTCTATCTGCTGCAGTAAACCTTCCTTTCGTTTCAATAATTATGCCGTTGTGCAGCACGAAATCTGGTGTATAAGTTCTGTATGCTAAGTCTTCCCATTCAATTTTAATACCCTCATATATGAACTCTACTTTTAGTTCTTCCAGATAATCAGATATTTTTAATTCAAGACCGCTACGATAACCATACTTTCGTGCTGCTCTACATTGTTTATATTGTGACACTATACTATATCACGCCATAATAAGCTAGGACTATTAATGCGATAGCGATAGCTGCTACCACCCAATGCCTTGAGTTCTTCTTGTATGA